ACGCAAAATCTGGGTCACTTTCATATAACCATTGAAAAGGATCTCCTTCAGAATACTCAATTGGATTTATGGTTGTAACAGTGTCATCACTGTATTCTCCTGTAACTGGATCAATTCCTAGTTCCTTAAACAAATCGTCGCTAAAAGCTGAATCTGTAGAAGTTTCTTCGTCGCCAGACCACCAGTCACCAACATTGGCAAAAATGCCTTTATCGTCTTGTCCGGGAGTAATGTACTCCCATGTATCTGTTAGCCAATCCCACATAGTATCTCCTATAATATCTCTTTTTCTATTCGTTGTCTTGCTTGTTAGAAGCGCCAAAGTAGAAAGATATGATAGCACTTGCTAAACCACCAAGGTAGCCTAATACAAGGTTTATCAAAGCCTCTGAATTTTGCTCGGGGGGTTGGATAGTTACAAGAAAGATATACCCCATAAACCCTCCTACAACAAAGATGCCTATTATTCTAGCTGTCCAATCTTTACTGAACTTTCCTCTAGCATCTTGTATATCTGCTGTTTCTAGTGCAAACAGATCTATATCAAGTTCTTTCATCTTTATTTCAAAGTCTGTTTCTACTTTCTTTAGTTCTGCTAATTGCTCAGGAGTCGCTGCTTCCATTGCTTTTTGTATTTTCTTTGGCTCAGGATCACATCCTAATACTTCTGAAATCATATTTGCAGCCATACCACCCATAGGACCACCTAAAGCGGTTCCTATAGTTGGGGCAACTGTTCCTACTAACGTTTTTAATATACCTAGTTTCATTAACACTTCCACCTTCTGCGCGCTTGCCTAATTCTTGAATTAGGATTATTTCTAGTTTTAGCAGAGCTTTTCTTTAACTGTCCCGCAGATCTTGCGCAATAAGATTTACGTCTTTTAGCCGCCTTGCTACCTTTCTTTACTTTGCCTGTTACAGCTCCTTTTAATTTACTTCCAGGGTTTGCTCTACGATGGGCAGCAATACCTTTTTTGGTCATGCCCGCACCTTTTTTGGTAGGCCTATAATTGGCGTTTTTACCTTTAGTGGTTTTACGTATAGCTTTTTGCCTAGCCATTATTTTTTCTTTCCTGTTTTCTTTTTCTTTTTAGGAAAGCCAGCTTGCATATTTTTGTACGCTTTTTTAGATATTGTAGATTTACTTTTAGGTCTACTAATACCTTTTTTCTTTCTAGCGTTTATATTTGCATATAATCCTTTTTTTGCTGCCATTATGGTCTCCTTAATGATTTTTTATAGTTTGACACTGTTTCATTTTTAATAGGTTTTATTTTAACTTTTTTAATTCTTTTAGCCATTATACATTTTTTCTTTTAATCTAATTGCTCTATCCCCAACTTGCGTTGCCCATTTACTATCTATCATTTCAACACTAGCTTTTTCCCAGTCTTCTTTTTTAACAGCTTCAAGAAATTTTTTAAATTTACTAAATCTAGGATAACCTAAGTTAAAACACATATTTGCTAAAACACGTTGTCTAACATTGCCTAATCCTCTCCACCATGGAATATTTTTATCTAATTCAGAACAAACAATATCAATATCTTTATTTAAACATTCTCTAATTCTATCATTTGATACAGGTGTGCCTACAGGTTTTCCAAATTCAGGATCGTGTTCTAAAATTAAATGTCCTACTCCAAACGTTGCAAATCCTAGATGATCTTCATAAATTTCATCAATAAAACCTTCGTCTACTTTCAGTTCTTCTATTAATTTGTTTCGATCTATCATAGTATTTTTATTGTTGTTGCTCCATTTGTTGCTACTGATAACTCTCCTAAACCAGTTACTCCTTCTACTCCTCGTTCTGTTCCTACATAAAGATCTACCCACTGTTTACCATTCCATACTTGTAGTTGATTTGTAGAAAGGTTCCAAATTATATCTCCTGCTGTAAATTTATTTTCATCTCTTTGTGTTGCATTAACTGCTAACGTTGCATCTACATCTACCTTATTTAAACTTAATTCTAATACTCTTACTAAACGATTAAATGTTTCAGGAGATATTTCCCCCATAGCTACAGGCAATCGCGTTTCTAAAATCTTTGCCATTATCTTCTACCATTTGGTCGCACATCCATACGCATAGCACCAACTCTAAACCCAACGCCAGATCTAACTCCTACGGATCCGTCATCATCTGATTCAATTCTAAGGGCAGCTTGTCTTGCTCTAAGCCTAGTATCTATCTTTGTAGTTGTTGCAGTGCAAGTGTTCGTTGACTCAGTAGACAAACTTTCTCCGGGGTAGTTCCTTTGTTTTAAAACAACATTAACAGTTTGGCCACTTCCTCCACTTCCTGTAAATTTAATATCTGGGATAATCTTATTAATGGCTTGGAATTCTTCTCCGTTGCCTAATGCAAAGTCACTGGACTCTATATAAACGTTATCCATTGGTGAACCGTCAGCATCATTTCCTGTTTCATGGTCATATAAATATCCTACATCGCTTGTTGTATACGAACCTATAGGAGTATCAAATATTCCTTCATCTATCCAAGCTGTTCTGTTTAATTCGCCTATGCTCCAAACACCGTCTTCGTAATTAAATACAACGTATTTACTAATTGTTGTTTCGCCTGTTACACAATAGAACCAACCTACTTCATCAAATTCTTTGTTTAAAAAACCAAACACTTGAAAGGCCTGTCCTTCATTAAGATCACTAAACACATAGTCTTGTACAGTACAAGGTATGTCTTGAACAGCTCCGTTGTATGTATAAAAACCTTTTTTATCCATCCAAAATATACCTTTTGGAGTATTAACAGCAGCGTTAGGTCCAATAAGTCCTACTCCTTCATTTACTAAATTAACTCCAAAAGTAAAAGGCTGACCGACAAAGGTCATTGAATAAAGTGAAGTGTCTGTCCAAATTAATGTTTCTTGTCTAGCCCTAATAGCTCCAATAATTTGAGAGCCAGCTGATAGTCTAAAAGATCCAGCTGTATTAGTAGATAGTGGTTCCCATTGAGCGGCGTTCTCTTGGTCACTCCATGCAATAAACATTGGATCTATTGTTCCTGTTCTAGAGCTCCCAGAAATAGGATCTGCTCCAAAACAAACAACGTGTCTGTCTATATCACTAACTAAAACTTGTAGCGCCATTGTAGGAGCTAAGTTTGCTCCAGATAAACTTGTTAAAGGGGTAGCTCTAGTTGTTCCTAAAGTAGCAGCACTAATATCAAAATAATATATTCCGCCAGCTCTTACATTCATAATTAAATCTTCACCAAAATTATCGTGCGACCAAAGCCTTAATTGATTAGAAGCTGTGATTGCCGTTGCCGACCCCCAAGTACCTGCTCCCCAAGTACCTGCTCCCCAACCTGTAGACTCAATATAAACATCTAGCCCTACATTAATTTGATATGCGCCTACTACAGAACTGCCTCCGTTACCACTATCACTAGCGTTTGCTGTAACCGTAGACCCAGAAGTATCTTTTGCTTCTATTGTATAAGCATTAGCACTTGTTACAGTAGCGATTTGATATTCTTGATTTAAAACAGCAGCGGTAACTAAACCACCTAAAGTAGCAGCACCACTAAAAGTAACAAAATCATTAGCAACTGCTCCATGACTCGTATCAGTTACAGTTATTGTAGAACTACCATTAGTAGCAGAAAAAGTAACATCCCCAGCAGAAGTAGTAACTCTTAAAGGAGTGACATCGTAAAAATTACCTCCTTCTTTAATGTAATATTTCCAAGTAGCCCCTATTCCTAAGTATTTAGTAATTTCTAAATCCACCCAAGCGTGAAGTGCTCTAGCTGTGGATTTAAAGGTGTTTAAAGTGTTTTTAGCCCAACCACCTATTTTTTCAGGGAGGCCTTTTCTAAAACGAATAAAATTAGCGTCAAACCAACCCCCATCGTTAGAGTAATCTGTACCCTCTCGATTTATTCCGGGTCGAAATATAAATTTTTCTAACGCCATCTTTCATTTAAAGTAATTTATCTATTCCTAAAGAAGCATTAATTAAAGTTGAAGCGCATGAAAAAGAATGTGCAGTGCGCTATCAAAATATTGA